AACATCAGTATAGATTGTCATAGCATTCTCTTTGGTTTTTGCTTTGATCAATGCGTAATATGGATCATGCACCTCATAAAACTTCATTTCTTCTTTTTTGCTTTTAACTTGTTCTTCCAGCAATTGAATGGCCGCTTCTAAATACGTTGTAAAATCAATTGCTTCTTGCTGAGCGTGTTCCAACCATCCTTTTAAGTCGTATGAAGAGGTTTCAACCTCAACCCCGTACTTTTGCAGGCCTTTTTCCTGCTGTTTATGCAATTTCTCTATGACTGAATAGATAATCGGGTTATTTTCGTTCATCGTGCTTCCTCCAATAGATCAGGATTTTGATAGATGTTTGTTGAAATACTCATGAGCATTCCAAACTCCGAACATATAGCAACCATTATGCATACATACCTCTCGTATAATTGGATCAACATCATCGTGCAGTCGGAGTGAACCTTGCACTACATCCCCCTCATAAATATCAACGTTGTTTTTATCTCTCAATCCGGTAAACTGCATTTTGTGACAGCTGGGATAATAATCGAATTGATCACTAGCTTCGGCATAATCTGGTATAGAATAAGGAATCCCCTCTGGTGTCAAACCTACTTCATAGACCATTTCTTGAGCATCCTCATCCCAAACACGGAATTTAATCTCTCGCATCAAACATTCTCCTTCCAGTGAGGGTAATCCTCAAAATTTCCTATATGCTCATCATGTGATGCCGCATACTCCTGCTTTGTCATATCCCAGCAGTCCTTACACATACTTGAGCCGATGTCACCCATAAAAGGAGAAGGACGTACTTTGTTCGAAAGTTCATCGCAGTAATCACACAAGCCGCCATTATGAAAAGTGACTTTAATCTTTTTTAGTTGCTCATCGCTTATTTCAACTTGTCCGATTGGTTCCACACAGAAAGTGTGTGTTTCTACTAATTCAGGAACCCCGCTAAAAGCTTTATGCTGACTCTTTTCGCCCTGTCCAAGATCAATAACGAGTCTGTCGTCAATCAAATATAGTGAGTAGTTCATAATCTAGTAACCCTCCTGCTGCCGCTTATGATTGACGGCGTTTTTGTCAACGTATGCTTGTTCTATTTGTTGAGGTGTGAAGCCGAAGCCAACGATTCCAATTGCCAAGAACAATCCCCAAGCTGATTGGAAGTTAATCTTTTTAATGTCTTCCTTTTTAAACAATCTCGAATTTAATAAGTGCCATTGCATTTCCAAAAAAGCTCCTGAAAGACCACCGTCAAACTCATCTTCTTTGAACTCCTCAAACTCTTCTTCTGGAATATATAACTCTTCTTTCCATCCCTTTTTAATCGCAATTGATAAGAAGAAGTGAATGCAGTCAGCGTATTCTTCGAGTAACGGATCAACTTCACGGAATATAGTCACGCTTCCAACTTCGCAAATAGGACACTCATCATAATTGGGTTCAAACAAATTTTTAAAATCTTCCCTTGTCGGATATGCACCGCAATCGTCACTTTCACATCTAAATTGAACAGCATTTTCAGGTGTTGCACCTGCAGTTGTGATTAATTTTCTTTTAGGCCCTTTCTTATCACTCCAATGCTTGAACCAGCGCCCTTCATTAGCAAATTCGCCTAGTTCGGTGATGAGTGCAACATATGTGTTAGGCAACAGGTCTTGACCTTCCAGCCCTTTTTCTCGGATAATTCGGCGGTCTAACTCCGCCTGCATTTTAAACATTTTTTGTAGGTTCATTTCGCTATCTCCTTTAGGTCTGCGTATTTGGCTATATGACCACATTTGTTTTCCCAAGTGTGAACACTCCCATGAAAACCATCTTCGGAATGTTGTGTGAGTTGAGGCTTGCCCATTTCTCCCCCGCACGAAGGGCATTCCCAAAGCACATTCAATTTTTTGAATCCGACCAAGCAACCATATGAATCACGATCAGGAATAGTTATTTTTTTAAGATTCATTTCGCGTCCTCCTGAATATCCTTTTTGATAACTTTTAAGAAGAGTGTCGCTGTATCTTTAACGTCCACTTTGTCAAAGCATGTTCTTTCATCTGTGTCGCAAAGAGGTATTTTTAATTGCATGTTTGATTGTTCATAGATTTTATACGCACCGGTTTTTCTATTGCATACTACACATGGCTTTCTTTCTGATGATAGGACGCTCCCTATTCTCACGATTATTCCTCCTAAGCCGCTAGGCTGTTTATAGGTGATGCAACAGTTCAATTTGCACGCCGTTTAAGCGTTTGTTAGCGATCTTTATATATTCTGGATTCAATTCAATGCCAATGAAGTTTCTACTATGCTTGAGTGCTGCTATACCTGTTGTCCCTGATCCCATGAATGGATCCAATACAATGCCATCAACAGGGCACCCAGCTAATACACATGGTTCTATCAATTCCACTGGATATGTTGCAAAGTGAGCGTCTTTGGTTGGCTTGGTTGCCACTGTCCAAACAGAACGCTTATTCCGCTTATTTCTGATAGCTCTGAATGCTAAGTCACCATATTTCCCTTTGAATGAACCACGGGGCTTGTCTTCTCTTCGTCCTTGTTGTTCCATTCCGAATGCGCCTCGTGACCCTCTTGGTGGATCCGGAAACGGTTTATAGGCAGCTTCTTCTTTAATCGCTTCATGATCGTAATAATATTTTTGTGATTTTGAGAGAAGAAAAATATACTCATGTGAGCTTGTCGGTCTATCCCTTACACTCTCCGGCATGGCATTGGGTTTGTTCCAAACTATATCTTTCCGCAAGTACCAACCGTCTTCTTGGAGAGCGAAAGCAACACGCCACGGCAAGCCAATTAAATCTTTTGGTTTTAATCCGGTTACCTTGTTTGAAAGATTTATAACGCCGCTTCTTTGACCAACAGACTGTTTATGTTCAATACCTGGATGCGCTTGGCCGTTCGCAATTCTTCCACGGCCGCTTCCAGCATAAGCGTCACCGAGATTCAACCAGACAGTGCCATCATCCTTTAAAACCCTCTTAATCTCTCTGAATAAAGAAACGATCTTTTGAATGTATTCTTGAACGGTTTCTTCTAAACCGATTTGCTCAGTCATTCCGTAGTCTCTTAACCCCCAATAAGGCGGGCTTGTAATCACGGTTTGAATTGTATTCGATGGCAGCGATTGAACAACTTTTATGCAATCACCTTGAATGATTTGATTAAGGTCCATACCGCACCCCTTTCTAGTTTCCAAGTAATCCAGCAATAACAATAATCCCCATGAACCCAAGCACCGTGAGTATGACAGGCCCGTTTGATTCCCTTTTCGCCATGACGACGTTCCCTTCGATGATCAGATCATCATTTTTGCGTACCAGCATCGGCACAACGTTTTCTGGCACTTTAATTTCAGCAGCTGCATCATCAATCGTCATCGCTTTGTTTTTGCAGGCTTTGACGGCCTGTGAAAGCTCGACATGTTTTGGTAGACTCATAATCTCTCAACCTCCGATTATTTGATCTTGTATCCTATTTCATGGTCCACTCTCGCAAAGTGACCTTTAGCAGTTTGAATGATTGTTTTTCCGTGTTCAGGTGCGTCAGTAATGTGAGCGGTACCTTCGTTTCCGTCTATTACGATGATGCGGACCTTACCGGGTTCTATTGCGTTTTGAATGGTTGTATCAAAGTCTTTAATTTCAGTTGGTTTCATCCGCTTCATGCCCCCATGTGTTATAATTAAAGTGTCAGATTTAATTAGCACTGGAGCAGCGGCTTCGGTGTTTTTTTATGCCCATTTATCCATCTGGTATGATGGTGACGGTTTTAGTTCTTCTCTATACACAATCGGGTGCTTTGCTAGATACGCCTCAAGCTCTTCCTTTGTCATCTTCCACTTGAACCCACAACGGACGATCGTCTGCTATTACCACGTTTAACAGTTGGTTTCCCCGCCTTTCGTTTAGGCTTCTTTTTTTCGAGTTTTTTGAGCTTGTCCATTTCTATAAAACCGTATGTTTTGTCATGAGCAAGGACTTTAAGTGGCGTTTCATAAAGCTTTTCATATAACTTGCGCTTAATTTTGAACACTGCTGTTTCAACGCCTTTAATATCAATGATCTCAACACTGCCATCTAAGTTATGAACTTCAAAATCTGCTTCATACTGAATCTTTCGAAAAGTCTCACCGTTTTTCTCGAAAGAATCTTGCAGCAGGAAGCGTGGTTGCAATGAGAAATCTTTTATTTGCTTGGCTTGCTTGAGCCATTTAAGGTGTTCATAGTATTTGGCTTCGGCTTTACTATCGAAAGTGATGCCATCTACTACCGTTTTGCGTGCACCGTATTTATTGGACATGTTTTGTTGATCCTCGCTTTCCGTTGCTGGAAGTGTTTTTTCAGTTCGGCAACGAGTCTTTCTTTTTCCGTTTCAGTTAGATCAGTTCTTTTTAGTAAAGACGTGATGCTAGGATTCATTATTTTTCCGTTAACAACTCTGGGCTTTCGTAGATGTTGCCAAAGACTTGCAAACTATCTTTATATCTACTAGGTGTCCCCAATTCATCGAACTCACCTCTATGAAAATCACCTAAGTAAACAACAATCCATTTATACATGCCTTTATACTTCTCTGTGTTTTCCGAGTAGTACACGACAGCGGAATAGCTCTCAATTCCAACTCCGTTATCAATTTCCCAAAAGATCGCATCGCCTTCATAAATCTCAACGCCGTTTTTATCCTTTAATCCGGTGTATTGCCGAACTGCTTTCAAACTTTTATCAGCAAACGAATATTCATCACCGTCTTTATCTGAAACGTAATCTATTTTTCCGTTATCAAAAGAAATGTCATGAACATCAATAATTTCTTCGTAACTGTCTATACCTGCCCAATGCATATTAGAACCCAAATTTCTCAATGCATGTTTAACTACCAACGCCTGAAATTTAAAATCTCTCATTTCCTTACCTCCCGTCATCCCGCAGCCATTGCAGGAGCTTCCTTTCTCTGAATCTAGCTGTGACAGCGATAGTGATAAGTGAGGCCATCGTCTTCATGCTGTCTTTCCTTCTAGCGCTTCCGCTTTAGCCAACATTTGGTCTAACATTTCGATGACTGGCTTTAGGCTTTGCTTACGTCCTGTGGTGTTACATTCAGGACATGGATAGTAGCCCGCCATGAAAGTATTTTCGTTTATGACGACCTTCTCCCCGTTGCATGTGTTGCACATCCGACATTCTCCTTTACTCGTATAGTTCCAAAAGCAGTTTCTCGTTTTCTTCTTGTGCCTTTTTTTTACGAATCTTTTCATCTGGCATAATCACAGGGAAAGCCATTTTTTCTACCCTGCTACTGATCCGACCACTTTTATAGATTGTGTCAAGGTCGTCTATACTTAAATTGCTTGTAATGATCGTAGGCTTCTTGTATTGAAGACGATAATCAAGAATACGGGTGAAGGTTTCTTCCACAAATTTTGTTACGTTTTCCACTCCAATATCATCTAGGACAACAAGATCAGCTGTTTTGACAGCATCCATAATGTCGGTGCTTTTCACCTTCGATTCACTATCAAACGTGCTTTTTATTTCTCCAATCAGATCAGCTGTAGACGAATAGATGATTTTGAGTGGCTTTTCTTCTTTTTTGTCGTAGACCTTTGTTATTGCGTGAAGAATACTAGCAGCAAGCCTTGTTTTTCCACTTCCTTTCTCTTCACTAAAGAAATACAAGCCTTTTCCTAACTCCCGCATCTTTTCAAATTTCAAAACGTAGTTTTTAGCAACCCTTTTTGCATTGGCTGCTCGCTCTTTGGATTCGGGTTTTTCGTAAACATTGATATCAAAAGAGTTTAGAGAAGCGTCTTTGAACTCTTCCGGTAGTCTTGCGCTCATAAGCCTATTTGAGAGCTTTTTCACTTCTTTACACGGGCACTCTTTCATAAACTCTTTGTTTTCCTCATGATCTATAATCCATATCAACCCCGACCCATCGCATTTCCCATACATGCAATGTTCTTCAGAAATCACAGTGAGTGTCTCGTACCTGACCGGATAGACCTTTTCTTCTTGCAATTTCTTGGAGTCTCTCAGTCTCTTCGCTAGTGCTGGATTTGCTTTCTCCAACGACTTTAAGGTATCGCCCATACTCTGCATCTTTCTTCACTCCTTCTTGTGCCCGCTGATTTGAAAGGACCCGCTGAACATATTTGATGTTCTGAACGCCGTTTTTCAAGGTGACTTCCATTGCTTTAATCACGTTTTCTTCTCCAAAATCGTCTATCAAGTCACCAATTCGTTGACTAACAAAGCTGTTTAGTGTTCCTCCAAAGTGGCTTTCAAAAAAAACGAATGGGTTCATAGGTTGCTCGTCCTCCTGTCGTGTTGGTTTTTCTTCTTTTGGCTTTTCAGGTACAGGGCTTGCGGCATTTTCAAGGCTGATTATGCGGTACCGTCCGGCTTTCTTTCCTTGCGGGATGTATTCGATTCTCCCTGCTTCGACTAGGATCTTTCGATGCTCAAGAACCGTTTTCTCCGAGACATTTAATCGTGCTACTAATGTTGTGTTACTTACGGTAAACCACTCTCGCCAGCTGCAACCGTTGTTAATATCCATAAGCTGTAACCACATTGCTTGTGTAGTTGGCTTCAAGGGTGATGTTTCAAGCCACCGCATGAAGCCGTTTATTTCTTTTAGGTAGTTCAAGCCCCTACCTCCTTTCACATAGAGCTGTCATTCCGTCGATGCGGACAAGCTGTAAATTTGGTTCAGTTCTTTTGATGTAACCCTCGACATAGTTTCGGAACAACTCAGACCTATTAGGTGCCCCTTCTGTCATCCATACATAACAGAAGGGAATAGGCACTCTAATTGAACGGGAGATCGTCATCTTTTATATCAACCGCTTCGCCGTCAAAAGGATCGGCATCTTTTGCGCTCAGCTTTTCATCAGCATCAATGATTTCCGTTTCCGGCATTTCATCCGTAATGTCGATGCGCTCACGCTGTTCTTCTCCGTCTTCTTTCAGGGCTGACTGCATTTCAACCGACAAGATGCCCCACTTGCTCAATATTGCTTTTAATACCGTCTTAAGCGCCATAGCATCCCAATCGTTTTTCCATCCAAAATCGGACTTGCTGAAACGTTTTTTATGCTTCTCAACGTCTGCTTTGGTCCAATATGTTGTTTTTCTAAAGCCGTTTAGCAACTCAAAATATGCGGCATATCCAATAACTGATTCTGATTCACGTTTTTCAAAATCTATATCAATTTCTTCCGTCAAAGGGTTCCATTTTTGAAGCTCCCCCTCACGAATAGGTATACAATTGATAAATTTGTATTGTCCGGTTCTTAGAGCAAGCTGGATATAACCTTTATAACCTAGTTGAAATTGCGCTTTTCCACCGTAGGGAACAATCCAGGCATAACCCAAGTTTTTATCTACTGGCAGATCAAGCGTAGCTGCTACCATTGCAGAAGAAATAACGCTCATCGGCTCCGCTTTTTGAAGCATCTTCTCGCTGTTATATAGACCTAAAATTGATGCTGTGAACTGTGGTGCCCGCTTCCCTAAAACCTCTTCAAACCGGTTCATGACTGTTGGTGAAGAAAGTAGTGATTTTAGTGATGTTCCTTGTGAAGCGGGTGCCGCTGCGTTATTCTGCCGTTTCTGAATGTTGTTTTTTAATGACTGATTTGTAGCCATCATCCGACCTCCTTGATTGTGAAACGCCTTGATTTCGTTTCTTTTATGACTTTTTGGTAAATATCGGGGAAGTGCTCTTTCAGTTTGTTTGTGTCTACTCTGTTAGAAACAACAGGCTTCCAAGTTGCTTGATACTTCCCAACAAACCCCGTTTCAGCATCTTTCAATTCCTGCTTGATCTGATTCTCAAGCTCTTTCGCTTGCTCTTGAAGTGCGGCAATCTCTGCTTTAAGTCTTAGATAATGTTGGATGCGCTCTTTATTTGCGCTTGTGAGATCAATAATTTTGGTACTATCTGATTCAGCATATTTCTTCTTCAAGAACTCTTCTGCTGCGCTCGATCCATCTAGTGCTGGAGCAACACCGCCTAACACATGGTCATTCCAAAAATTCACGACAGATGAGAAGATCATGTTAATTAGTTCTTCATCACGCTCAACTTCTTTCCACACAAACCGATTACCGCCAATCAGTACAGCGAAGTACCCTTTTTTGTATTCGGGGCCTAAAATCCCTAGATAGTATTGAACCTGAACAATGTAACTGGCGGGAATTTCATCATCTTTCCATTCCTTTGCGTTATAGGCAGATGTTGTCTTGCATTCGAGAATGGCTTTTTCACCAACGATCATCCGATCAATGTTTGCTAGAATCATAGAGTGTTCGGGATGCTGTAAAATGGCGTTTTTTTTACGGACCTTTTTGCCACTCCTAATCTCAAATTCTTTAGCAACAATGTCTTCAAGGATGGTTCCAAAATAAGCTGCGTCACTCTGCTCATCATCCAGCAAGACTTGTCCTGTCTTTTCAAGCCATAATTCAAATGGTGTTTTCCATTTACTCAACCCAAGCACAACAGCAGCATCAGACCCACCTATGCCCTTTTGCCGAGAGAGAAGCCATTCTTCTCTCGACATTTCAGCTGTAGATGACAGGACCTTCGCTTGCATGCTACATCCCAACCTTTTGGCGATACGCAGCTTGTCCTAGCTGAATGTATTTTTGTTTTGCTTGAGCATTTGGGAAGTTAAACATCGGCTTCCCTTTTTTGTTGTCGATCCAACCGCCTGCCTGTTCTAAGCGCTCTTGTGCTTCACGGCGATGGTCAAAGCTGATTTGAAATTTTGACATCGTGTATACCTCCATTGAATTTTTGTGAAAGATTTGGTATACTGTCGGTACCTAATCGAAGCAGTACACCTTTTCAAAACTCGCTCTCCAAAGCGGGTTTTTTTATTTGTCATCCTCTTCTTCCTCTTCATAACCGTCTCTTTCTTGCTCGTCTTTCCAATGACTCTTCGGATAACCAAAGCTATTAATCTGCGTTACCATCGGATGCTCAATATTCAATGATTTCAGTCCTTTCAGTGCGTGTAACAAGCTCAAGCCGTACACCATGTTTTTTCTGTATTTCCGCAGCTGTTTTAATTAAAAGACCCTTGTTATTCATCCGCACAAGATCCTCGCTGATATTTCTAATGCTTCCAGCTAGACTTGCAAGTTCGTCATAGTCACCATCTTTTAGTGCTTGGTGAGCAAGAAGCATAAGCTCTTCTGCGCTTTGAATCTTTAGCTTTGCCACAGGAACATCTTCTTTAATGAATTGTTTTTCAATCATGCTAGTACGGCCTCCCTATCCTGCCTTTTGTGCATTGCTACCTCTGCGACAATGGCCTTTTTAGACCATTTCTCAGTTAGGTCTGTTATTTTTAAGCCAAACTCACGAGCCATTGAGTACATGAGTGTTTTATTTGCCTGTGTTAGATCATAAATCTGTTTTATCGCCTGCATTGGAAGCTCGCCATGCTTGCCCGGACGGGTATTGTTTAACCACTCTGCAAGCTCACCGATAGCCTTTTGCGCGTCTTTCATTTCCTGCACCAAGTTGATCAGGGCCTTATGAGCGCAATCATTCAGGGCGGGATTAATTGGTGCGGCTGCCATTGGGTGAAGCTTGAAAATGTAGTGTACGAGATCAATATGTTCGTATGCTCCGCAAGCTTTGAACCAGTTGATGCACAATTCAGGTGTAGGTCTGACATAACCATTTTCAATGTCTGATACATTTCTCTGATCACGCCCTCCGATTAAAGTGCCTAGCTGATACTGCGAATATCCGGCTTCTTTCCTCACTCTCCTCATGATTTCAGGTAAATTCCGCTGATTATACGGGCTGTTCTGCATTTGTTCCCATCCTTCTTTATACGATTTTTATTGGTAAAATTTATTAATGAAGGGACAGGCTCAACTGGCCTGCTGCTTTTTCAAACGGTTGATGATGTAAGCTTGTCCCTTTGGCGTGATCTTCATTGTGAGCCATGCTTTCGATGAACCATTTACTTCTCGGACACCTTGAGCAATTTCAAAATAACCACGGTTCACATACTCTTGATAAGGCTCATTCTTGTGGCTGAAAATCAATTTCCATTCTCTTAGTTGTTGAAATAGTTTTCTTTCGCCTATGAGGATGCCTTGCTTTGATGCCAGCTTTGCAACCTCACGAACTAATAGCGACTTTTCTGAGGCCATACAGCTTTCAGCGAAGTTAACGAGCGGTTCTTGAATTTGCAGTGTTCGTTGTAACTGTTGTTTCTCTTCTTGCTCGGCGATCCAACGCTTTGCACGGCTGACAGGATCATCAATCATGTAAGAAGGAGCATTAATTTCTTGGATGTAGCTTTTCATTTTCTTAAATTCATTGATAAACCGGATTTTCATTTTCATTGCTGACGGTGTTGTATAAGACATAGCAACCAAAGCAAAAGCATCTTCTGTTAAGTTGTATTTGCGGTATTTTCGCTTTCGTTCATTCTCGTAAGTTGACTCCTCAAAGTTGAGGAGTGAAAAATCTGTTTCACCAGCTTGTTTCAACTTCTCGATTTGAACCTCAATGTCTCGTAAAACAAAGTCATGTCTTTTATCAAAAACTTTTGAGATCGTCAGGCTGTCTGTAACAACTTGATTTCCTTCAACGAAAACGAGTTCGCTCATGCTGTGGCTCCTTTCTTGAAGTAATCTGTGTTTTCGTTAATCCAGCGGGTATTGTTTTCAATCCACTTGAAAAGCAAGTGTGTTGGAATTAATAGACCCGCTTCTCTAAATACCGGAAAGTCTTCTCGGTTTAAAAGCTGTGAAGCCTTTGTATCTTTAATGTTGAATAGTTCCATAAGCTGTTTTTTCGTTAGCATTGGTGGCAGTTGAGTTGTTCTAAAATCCTGCATCGCTTTAGCAACTTCTTCCGCAATGATTTCTCTGAACATTTCCTTAAAGGCTTCATGGTCGATGTTCAACATGTTAAAACCTCCTATGCGGTGTGTTGTTTACCTTTATTACGCGTTACGTGTAGTGAATCTTCAAAAAAAAGAGTCCAATCAAACTCAAGAACTTTAGAAATAGACTTTGCTGTTTTTACTCCAGCATTTCTTTCACCTTGTTCAATAGATGCATAGGTTGTTCTAGCAATTCCTGCTTTTAATGCGACATCTTCTTGAGTCATATTTTTTTCAGTTCTTTTTTTCTTTAACCACTCTCTAGGTTGGACATTCATTTCAACACCTCCATGACACTTAATGAGTCGTTAAATAAACTATACTACGCATTTCGTGTATTGTAAACCCCTTTTTTAAACAAATGACTCTTTTTGTGTCATTTGTTTAATTACGCATATTGTGTAGTTATAATATATGTATCTTATCTCTACAATCGTGAGGCGATTATCAATGGATTTTAAAGTGCGTTTAAAAGAATTACGCAAATCAAAGAAGCTTTACCAAGAAGACGTAGCTTCTAAATTAGGTATAGCTCGAACTACATACGCTTCATATGAACAAGGGAGCAGAGAACCAGATCATGAAATGCTAGTTAAAATAGCTGATTTTTTTAACGTTTCTATTGATTATTTATTGAGAGGCGAAGAACACTATAAAGAATTAGCAAGTGAACTAAATAAAAGATCTGACACTCGTTATGCTGCCATTGACGGTCATGACTTTGAAGATGATGAAAAAGATGAAATTCTAGTGAATGCTTTAAAACAAATTGACGGTCTTGAAAAAATCATCAAAGAACATCTTGAAAAAAAAGATAAAAAGAACAACAAGTAATTATGTTTTGTTTATATTTCTTTATATGTTTTGTTTAGTTTAATTAATGCTGAAGGTTCTACTGTAATTTTTACAGTAAAGTCTTCAGTTGAACAGTCATTCAACTGTAAAAATTACAGTAATACCTACAATTGAACGACCATTCAACTGTAAAAATTACAGTTGAGTTTGCCGCCCAACATGTAAATATGTTCAAAAAATGTTGATTTAATCCACGCAATAGACTATTATATTTTTTGTGTATGACGATCTATACATAGAGAGAAGGATCGCTTATATAAAATTTTATTTTTAAAGGGGAATTTGTTTTGAAAAAATTTTTAGTACTGTTTTTGACATTGGGTTTAACATTTGCACTTGCAGCATGCGGATCAACAGAAGATGTATCAACTGGTGCAGAGAAAACAAAAGAATCATCTGATTCTAAAAAGAAAAGCGATAAGAGTGATGGCTCTAAAAAAATTGATGCTAGCAATCAAAAAACTGAGGCTCTTGGAATGAAAGTTAACCTTGGCGATGTTAAAATCATGAAAGACAAAATAAACGTTGGTATCAATATTGAAAATACAACAAATAGCGTACTAAACTTCTATCCTGATCAAGGGAAAGCGGTTATTGGCGACATGCAGATAGAGGCTAATCTCTTTATGACTGATGGTTCTATTGGTGGAGAAGTGGAAGGTGGAGTGAAACAAGACGGAGTTATTCAATTCCTAGCTCCAGACGGTAAAGAAATTGATGTTAAAGGCATTAAAGAAATTAAACTCAAATTTGGCGATGTTACTACAGAAGACTTTATGAAAAACAAAGACGTATCATTTACTATTCCAGTTAAATAAGCCCTTTCTTTCAGGGCTCTTTTTTAAAACAATAAAAAGAACATACATTCTCCATATTGATTTTATCCTGAAATTGAAATATTATTAAAGATATACATTATATACAAATAATGGTTTCGAGTAGGATGATATATTCAGGACGGGAGAATGATGAAATGTTTGGTTTCCTCTTGCAGCTTTTCTTTATGATTATCGGTGCAATTTTTTGGACTTATCACCAATACTTCTACAGACCAGACATAAGAGAAAATATTATCCTTCTAATCATCATCATAAGTTTCACAGCAGTTTTCTTTTTTAAGGACATTGAATGGAAAAAAGCTGAATAAGGCCCTAAAACATTGGGCTATTTTTTAGAACAAAAAACAGAACACACGTTCTGTTAATTGTCGAAATTTGCAGAAAATTGGTCGTCATTTCCAGTACAAAATATGACAAGCTTCTCCTATAATTACATGCAAGACCATATTTTTCCGAAGTGTAAATATAGTTAATTTGGAGGGGATGTATCAACATGGGGTATACACAGAGCCATTTGGAAGACTGGATTGAAAGGTTTTTAAGAGGCAAAAAAATCACTTCTCCATCGGATCTAGAATTAACTGAATTGTGTAGAAAAATGAATATTTTTATAATCCATCAAGAAAAAAGAAGCTGCATGATAGAAGTAGGCGGGGTTTATGTCGTTAGTATTGATAGTAGATCAGATCCATTTCAACAAAGATGTGAACTTGCTCATGAATTATGGCACATTCTTCTTGATGGCGGGAATAATGAATCGATGCCGCTTCAATGGAAGCAGTACCAAGAATGCAAAGCGAACTATTTTTCTTATCATTTCTGCATTCCGACATTTATGCTGAGAAATTTGAGTTTGCCAGCTGACCAAAACAAAGCCGCACTTCTAGTAGCTGACATTTTTAAAGTCACTTGTGAATTTGCAAAACGCAGGCTGTGCCTGTATTACAATAAAATCAAATATTATTGAGAGGAGAATTTTAATGGTTGCTTACAAAAAAGAAAAATCAAAAAAGGCTGCTAAAGGTTATACATGGTATTTTGTAATGGATGATGGCCATGATCCGAGGACTGGCAAGCGCAGACAAATTAAACGAAGAGGATTCAAAACTAAAAAAGAAGCAGAAGAAGCATATTCACAGCTAAAATCAAAGTTGTCTTCTGGATTAGTATTGGATAAAGAGAAAATACTGTTTTCTGATTTGCAAAAATTCTGGTACAGAGAGTATCAGAAAACAGTTAAAATCAGTACACTCCGAGCTAGAAAAAGTGAAATAGACCATCTTGTCGATTATTTCGGTCATATGAAAATAAAAGATATTAATCGTGCTGTTTATCAGGATTTTTTAGATTACCTAAATTCCAAAGAATATTCATTTAATACAATAAGCGGCATTCACACCACCGCAAGCATGATTTTCAAATACGCTCGACAAGAAGATATTATTTTAAAAAGCCCAACTGAATTTGCAAAACCTCAAAAACCACAAGTCACGGTCGAACAAATAGAATCTTCAAATGAAGTGGAAAACTTCCTAGAAGGTGATGAACTTGTGCAGTTTCTTGATCTCACTGAAAAACATGGTCTTCTTCTCGACTTTGAATATTTTTGTATGGCTGCATTTACAGGTACAAGAGCCGGAGAAAGGCTTGCGGCAAAATGGAAAGACTTAGACCTGGAGGATGAAACCAAGACATTACGGATAACCAAAACATTGTTCTGCCCTTCTAATAAAGCAAGTGACTATCAGCTTTTAACACCAAAGACACCTGCAGCTATAAGAGAAGTTCCTCTGTCTGACTTTCTGGCCGCTCTACTTAAACGACTGAAACTGAAACAAGCAAAAATAGCATTTGCGAATGGTAGAACGTTTAGTGATGAAGACTTTATTTTCGCACGAGCAGATGGTCATCCAGAAAACATAAAGAAATTCGATACACGTATGAGGCGAATTTTAAAAAGAATGGATCTAAATAAAAAAATAACTCAGCATACATTTAGACATACATTTACTTCATTAGCCGCCGAAGCAAATGTACCACTTGAAGAAATTCAAAAAATACTTGGTCACGGGAATGATGATATAACTCGTAGAGTTTATTTACACACTACAAAAAAAGTGAGAGAAAGAACATCAGAAAAGTTTAATTCATTTGTTAATGATCTCTCATTAAAAATCCAATCTTCATAG